CATCAAGAACTGCAATGGAAATTGGTGGTTTGACTGGTATGAACAAAGATGCTATCCAAAAGTTTGTTGATGATAATAAATTAGACATTGAAAAAGTATACCAATTCGTTAAGAAAGGTAAACTTGCTGATAGAATGAAGTTAGTATCTGCAATCGCAGGTAAACCTAACAACCCAATTCAAAAACAAATGGTTAAACAATTCGGTGAAAGTCTTATCAAAGAAGCAAAAGTAAAATTGGGCAAAGACTCAGTAAACTTCAAAGTGTTGGGTGACTCAAAAGGATTGACTCTAATCGCTGCAACTGGAAACGACTTAGATGGTCTTCAAGACGCAATTGAAAATGATGTTGATGTAAAAGAGGAATTGAGAAAGACACTTGAAAAGCAACTCAAAATTCCAGTCGAAGTGGATAGAGGATACGAAGGTGCTGGATTTAGATTTAACATTGACTTTTACTCATTGGCTAAAAAGGTAAAGTAAGATGAATCAAAAACAACTCAAAGAATTAATCAGAGAAGAATACCATAATGTAAAAGACTTTATGGAAGAAAAGTATGGTTTTACTCCTGAGTTGGGTAAGGTTATCAACAACCCTTATGTATCTGCATTTAAGGCAGAAGATTACTTGGAAGAGACTACTGATGAAGCACTTTCGGATTATGAAAAGAAGGGTGCTAAATACGATAAAATCTACAAGGGATACAAATACAAGAAAAAATCAAAAAAGACTGAGGGTGATGAATCCGATTCTGATATGGCAGTAGACCAATTAGAAACCTCAATCAAAAGAGCACAAGAACTAATTGCTAAACTTCGTGGTAAGGGTGATTTAGAACCTTGGGTTCAGTCTTTGATTACAAAAGCAGAAGATTACATCTCAACGGTATCAGACTATGGTGAGGTTGATGAGTATGATGTAGAGAACGAACAAGACATCAAAGAGTTTGTTCAGTTTATGAGAGAATACACACCATCACTTAATGAAGCAGAATACCAAGGTAGAAAAGTAGAACTTGGTAAAATTATGCAAGGTGATGTTAAGAAGTTCAAAGTATATGTAAACAACGACAAAGGTAATGTTGTAAAGGTAAACTTTGGACAAAAAGGTATGACCATCAAAAAAGATAATCCTGAAGCACGCAAATCGTTCAGAGCAAGAATGAATTGTGATTCCCCAGGTCCAAGATGGAAAGCAAGATATTGGTCTTGTAGAAAGTGGTAAACACTATTTATACTAAAACAAAGTTATGTTTGCAGTTCATGCATATAAATCTTACGAGAGTGAGATTAACCCTCTTATATTGATGACTCAATTTCTGAGTGTATTAACATTCAAGAAAAATAATCCATCAATTCCATTCAAACTCTATGTAGATACACCAACTCTTCAAATTATGAATGAGTTCGAATTATCATTGATTTACGATGAAATAAATGTTAGTGTATTGGATAGATATCCTTCTGATAGTATTTCAGAAAGGTTTTGGGCATCTCCAAAACTTTGGGTAATGAAACATATCAACGAACCATTTGTTATGATGGATACTGATTTAATATGGCATGACAAGGTAGAAGATTACTTGGAATATGATTTAACGTATCTACATCTTGAACCTTCGGCTAGTTACCCATATCCACATAAGTTATCAAAACCAAATGGATTCAAATGGGAATGGGATTTGATAGAAGCATTTGGTCAGTCACTTCCTATGAATTGTGCTTTATGTGTTTGGAATAATATAGACCTTAAAAAGGAATATGTTTATACCTATTTTGATTTTGTAATCAATAACCCAGCAATGATGAATATAAGTGACGAGGATTTTTGGTTTATTCATAAACACGGAATACAAATGACATCGGAACAATGGTTGTTGGGAGCTTATGCTTATTATTGGAACAAATATGTGAGTGATATAAAAACTCACTCGTTGGTAAATATGTTAGCATTTCCAGATTGGGTAAGACCATATAATCCAAACGAGAAATGGGATAATGCTTTGAAGAGTATGGGAGACCACGTTTTTCATTTATGGGGAGCAAAAGCATATTACGATGAGGGTGATTATGAAAAGCACATAAAGGTAGTTAATGAACTATATGATGCTGCTCAAAATTTAGTTGGAACTGAATCTCGTAAATGGGGTATATTTCAGAGTATAACCAACAAACTACCACCATTGTAATTAATTAGTTTAATTCCCATATTTATATTATACAATAAGTTTAACAAAAGAGAAAAATTATGACAAAACTTAAATCACTAATCAAGAGAGCTTGGAATTGGCTTCTTGGTAAAACTACTGTCGATGAAAAAGTCGTAGAAGTAGTAAGGGAAGCTAAAGAAAGATTAGCTGAAGTTAAAGAAGAATTTGCAGAAGCAAAAGAAGCTGTTAAAGAAGCTGTAGAACAAGCTAAAGATGTAGTTGAAGCTGCTAAAGGTGGTATTATCATTGAAGGTAAGGCTACTAAGAGTAAAATCCGTGGTTTCAAAAAAGATGAGCTAATCGACCACGCTAAAGCAAACTTTAATGTTGTTTTAGATTCAAGTCTTACAAAGACAAATGTTGTGAACAAAGTTTACGAACTTCACAATGGTAAACCTGCTCCTAAAAAAGGAACTTCAGCGGGTAATGGTAAATCTACTTCTGGTAAAAAGTCATCAGGCAGAGCCAAGAAGTAAATGAAAAGGCTCAACCCTACATACTTAATCATCGCTTGTCTTGCTTGTGTATTAATCTATCAACAATTGTTTTTAGGTAATCGATACAAGAAAGAGTACGAACGTATGTTAAAGGAAAAGGAAGAGTCCTATCTATCTGAGATTAATAAGTTGGAGAGTGAGACTGATTCACTACTCCAACTTAATCTTTCGTTAAACAATCAAATTGCTGAAATCGATTTCAAGATAGATTCGACTCAAGCAAGATTAACTAATTTGAGAAATCAATATGAAGACCAAGCTGATAAGTTTAGTGATATGTCTCACGATGAGCTTATCACTGCATTCGCAGACGCTTTCAAGTGATAGTCTGATTTGTGTTCCAAGAATTGCAGTGGAAAATGCTTTGAATCTAAAATCAAAGTATGACCTCACTATTATGGAATTACAAACTATACAAGAGTTGGTCGAATTCCAAAGCGAAAAGTTAGACTTACAATCTGAACAACTATCTAACTACTCAGTTGCGTTACAAAACAAAGATAACATTATAGTAGAAAAGGACAACATTATTGCATTACGAGATGAACAAATCAAATCTCTAAAACGAGAACGTAAGGCAAAATTTTGGAATGGTATTTTATTTGGTGGTGCCGGTGGTGCTACTTTAATCGCAGTGTTGTTCGTACTATAATATGGCAAAGGATATAAAAACATTAATTAGGGAAGAGTGGGTCAAATGTGCTAAAGACCCCGTATACTTTTTTAAGAAGTATTGTTATATCCAACACCCACACCGAGGTAAGATTCTATTCAACCTCTATCCATTCCAAGAAGACTTGATGCAGAATGTAAACGATAATCGTTTTAATGTAATTCTAAAATCAAGACAGTTAGGTATCTCAACTCTATCAGCAGGGTATTCACTTTGGTTGATGTTGTTCCACGAAGATAAGAACATTCTTGTAATTGCAACCAAACAAGAGGTTGCTAAGAACCTTGTAACAAAGGTTCGATTTATGCACGACAATCTACCATCGTGGTTGAAAGGTCAGACCGAGGAAGATAACAAACTATCTCTACGATTAAAGAATGGTTCACAAATCAAAGCAACTTCAGCAGCAGGTGACGCGGGTCGTTCTGAAGCATTGTCGATGTTGATTATTGATGAGGCTGCCTTCATTAACAACGTAGAAGAGATTTGGACTTCGGCACAATCAACACTTTCTACTGGTGGGGGTGCAATCGTATTATCTACTCCAAATGGTGTTGGTAATTGGTTTCACAAGATTTGGCAACAAGGTCAGCAAGGTGACCAATGGTATCCAACTGAACTCCATTGGACAGTCCATCCTGAGAGAGACCAAAAGTGGAGAGATGAACAAAGTAAATTATTAGGTGAAAAGGGTGCCGCTCAAGAGTGTGATTGTGATTTTATTTCATCTGGTCATACGGTAGTTGAGGGTGCTACATTACAATGGTATGAGGAAACATATGTCAAAGACCCGTTGGAAAAACGAGGTTTCGATGGTAACTACTGGTTATGGGATTATCCAAATTATTCTCGTGATTATGTTGTCGTAGCCGATGTCGCCCGTGGTGATTCATCGGATTATTCAGCATTCCACGTTTTTGATGTAGAGACTGTTGAACAGGTAGCAGAATACAAAGGTAAGTTAGACACCAAACAATTTGGTGCAATGTTAACTTCAGTAGCAACCGATTGGAACAATGCAATGTTAGTGATTGAAAATGCTAATATTGGGTGGGCAGTGATTCAAGAAGTAATCGATAGGAACTATACCAACTTATACTACTCTTATAGAGACTTGGGTTATGTTGATGAAGATATTCACCTCAGAAAAGGATTTGACTTAAAGAGAAAAGAGGATATGGTTCCTGGATTTACAATGTCTTCAAGAACACGACCTTTGGTGATTTCTAAACTCGATATGTATATGAGAGAGAGAACCCCTATAATCCATTCTAAGAGACTTATAGATGAGTTGTTTGTATTCATATGGAATGGTAGTAGAGCAGAAGCACAACGTGGATATAACGATGACTTGGTAATGTCATTCTCAACTGGATTGTGGGTTCGTGATACGGCACTAAAACTAAGACAACAGGGTATCGATTTAACACGAACCACATTGGGTCATATGGGTAAGTCAAGTACAGGTGTATACTCACAAAGAACAATGGGTCAAGACCCTTGGAAACAAAAAGACCAATACGGAAATGATAATGACCTAACTTGGTTGTTATAAATTTGGTAGTTAAGTTTATTTTTTGTATATTTATAACTTGTAAGACTATATACTTTTTAGTTTAGAGACATTATTATGGCAAATAAATCATTATTTAGTAGGTTAGGTAAATTGTTCAACACTCAAGTTGTTGTTCGTAGACTTGGTAAGGGTCGTACTCAAGCAATTGACACGCAAAGACTCCAATCCCAAGGTAACCTTCGTGGTTCATCATATTATGATAGATTTGGTAGACTACATACAACTCGTAGAAATTGGGAGACTTATAACAACCAATTCAATTATCATTCAAATAAATTAGAGTTGTATACTGATTATGAGGCAATGGATAAAGATTCCATCATTTCATCAGTACTTGATATCTACTCAGATGAGTGTACACTTAAAAATGATATGGGTGATGTTCTTCGTATCAAAACTCAAGATGAGAATGTAAAGAAAATTCTCCACAACCTATTTTATGATGTAATGAACATCGAGTTCAACCTATGGGCTTGGGTTCGTGGTATGAACAAGTATGGTGATTATTATTTACATTTGGATATTGAAGA